TTCGGCTCCGGTTGCAGTCTGTTGTTTATTAAATCCAGGCTTAAATTGTATCTTCTGTAAAGGCATAAGTATCCTTTATATACTAAAAAAAGAAGAATTATACTATTTTTTAAACCAAGAAGGAAGTCCTAAATGTTTTCTTTTATCAAAGATATTATCTTTTGCGCCTTTAGTAGCTGCATTATTATAATGCAAGAATACTTGTACACAATCTTGACCTTTAAATTCTTCTCTCCAGTGTTCTAGTAAATTTCCTCTATAAACCAACATATCTCCAGGTTTTAAATCTACTTTAATACCTTTTGTATTTTCAGTTATGTATCCTTTTCCTTCAACTATTCCACCTTTGTTTGGATCTTTTTCTATAAAAATAGGCCATTTATCTCCACCTAAATTTAATGTAGTGGAAATCTCGCAAGAAAATCTATCTTTATGACGATGTAATATATCTCCTTTTTTATAAATTCTGGCATATGAATATGTTGGAATTAATTTTAATCCAGTTTGTTTTTCCATAATAGGTTGAACAGCTAATAATAAAGTTTCCATAGCAATATCTGAATAATGAGAATAAGTATTAGGAACTTGATCATCATTCCACACACCAAATTCAGTTGTGAATGGAGAAATGTATCTTGCATCAAACATTGTTTTTGCAACTTGTCTTTTCATTAAAAAGTAATTGTATATAAAATTTGCAATTTTAGGATCTATTGCTTTTTCAATTACTGTAAATCTATCTTTTTTAAAATTATTAGTCATTTACCTTTGCCATTTCTTTAGGAACTGCTTGAATGTTAAAATGAATAAATCTAAATGGTTCTTTGCCGTGATCTACTGAAAATTCATGTTCCATATATCCTGGAAAAAATAATAAAACCCCAGGTTTTACTTTAAAATGAACTATCTCTGTTCCATGGCTTATTATGGTTGAATCTTTTAATTTTAATTTAGTGCAACGTGCACCTGTTCTAGGTTCATGAAATATTGGTAAAGAAGTATTTTCACTTGCCTTAAGAAAATAAAATCCACCTACATGTTGATTATGATGAATATGTGCAGAATGATGTCCACCACCATTTTTAGCAAATTCTTGTACCCAGCTTTCAGAAAAAAAAGTAGTATAGTGTTGCATATCAAATCCTTGCCAATCTAAAAACTCCCAAGCTTTTTGACCAACATAATTATGAAAATCTTTAAATTTAGAATCTGCATTTAATAGAATTGAATGATAAGAAGTTCCAAAATCATTATTTTTTTTAATATCTTCTTTTCTTAATTCTCTAGCTTCTTTAATGTATTTGTCAGTTGTTTTAGTAAGTGATTTTAAAAAATCTAATTTTTCTTCAAACCAAAATGGTGTTTTAAAATATTCTTCTATAAACATATTATTTAAATGGATATCCAAGGTTCCATATAACCAATGAATATCTAGTTCCTTTCGTAACGGGTTGAACTCTATGCCACACAAAACTTGGAAATACAACAATAGAGCCTTTAGGAAGTATTTCCTTTACGGTTAACACATGCTTATCTTCATCACGCATATGCGGATCGTAATTTCTGCAATCAAACTGTAATTCACCACCTGTATATTCTGAACCATCTGTTAGTTGGCAAGTTACAGATAATTTTCTAATTTTACCATGACTATTTTGATCTTCTGGTTTATTATAGGGTTTATCCCAAGAATCACAATGCCAATCGTAATATTGATTTAACTTATATTTAGTAAATTGACAAGACTCAGAAAAATTCCAATCATAATTCCATCCAGCTAATTTATTAGCTTCATGTATATATGGGTGTATTTCTTTATAAATCCAAGTATCATTTAACCATACAATATTAGAATTTCTTTTCTTTTTTAAATCTACAATTTCTTCTTCTTTTAAAGGATTATCTTTTAAATTTCTATTTACACCTAATCCACCAATAATAGCTAAATCTTCTTGATGATTTAATCCATATTTAATAACATCATCACAAAACTTCGGAGTTAAAGCTGATTTAAAATACCAATAATAATTAGATAAATTCATAAGTTGTAGTTAATATAAAATTTAATTGTTCTGATGTATTAGCAGTTATATGATATCTTTGAGTAGAGGGAAACATTATAAAGTCATTGTCATTTAAAGTTATTTCCCAACTTCTTCCTTTTCTTCTATTATCATCATACTCTATAAATACTTTACAAGAATTTTTTCCAACATTAACCCCATAAAGCATTACGTAATCTGGAGAATTTCTTAAATCTACAGGATCGATTTTTAATAAAGAATGAGAATATTCTCTTGGTTTATAAATTTCTCCCGATGTTTTTTTATTAACTAATTTAAAGCCGTATTCTAAATTTATATGTTCACGTAAATAAGTATTCAACATATCCCAAGACTTGGAAAATGGAAAATTATTATTATAATTATTAAATAATAAAATATCTACACACAATCTTTCTCTATCTATTTCAAAATTTTCAGGCATTTTTATTTGCCCAAAATATATATCTATTTCTGACAAAACTTTCTTTTCCATATTTAAAATATAGATAATATAATTTTATATTATTGTAAAGAATAATTAAGAAACTATGTTATTAGCTAAATCCCAAGACTGATTTTCTTCATTCCAGTTATAACCCCATCTATGAGTGTTAGCTGTATTTTGATCAATTTGTTCTTCAGTTAATGCGGGTGCATCACCAATTGGTGATTTCCAAGATGCTGTTGGAATATGTTTTACCCATGAAGTATAAGGTTTATTTGGCCAAAAAATTTGATTATCTTTATCCCAAATATAACCAATACCTGCATAATTTCCTCTAAATGGTGTTCCATCATTTTTGTGTTGTCCACGTGCTGTATTGTAAGATGTTTGAATCCACATATGAGCTGGCCAGTTATTATGTTTTTCTAGATATTGTTGACCAACTGATTCGTCTTCAACTCCAGAAGCATTAAGCATATCACTATTATTTAGTGTTAATACTGCTATAACTTTTTCGTTATTTCCTAATTTTGCAAAATGTGCCATAATTTTTATTTAAATCTATATCTTATTATTACTATTCCTGATCCACCAGAATTTGCATTAGTTTTGTATCTTCCACTACCTCCACCACCTGTATTATCCGTTCCATTTGTATTAGCTCCACCACCACCAGCACCACCTGTACCTGCTGTTCCATTTCCTCCACTAGCTCCACCCCCTGCAAAATATCTAACTCCTGGAACTGGTCCAGTTGTTCCTGCACAAGCAACTGCAAAAGAAGGGGATACAAAAGAACCATCACCACCATTTGCTGCAACAGGAAAACTTGGAGAAGTTCCCCCAACAGCTCCTGCTCCGCCACCACCACCTGCATTAGAACCATTACCAGTCTGTCCTCCATTATTTCCTTGAGAAGGAGATACTGGAGGTGTGTTTCCTCTACCAACAGGAGTTGGATTGGGGTTTGAGTATGTAGAACTTAGAGTACCTCCACCTGAACCTCCATTCATCTTACCAACTGCACTAGGTGTTGGTCCTCCTTGAGGTGGACCAGGAGAATGTCCCATACCTCCTCCACCACCTGTTGATGTAACTGTTGAAAAAACTGAATCACTACCTTTAAGACCTGGTTGATTTGAACCATCTCCACCACAGGGACCTGTTCCTCCACCTCCACCTGCTCCAACTGTTATTGGATAAGTTTGTACTGCTATTGGAATACCTGTAGGACTTGCTAAAGGTGAAGTTGTTGGTGCCGGTAAACCATAAGAATTAGAAATTCTAAAACCTCCTGCTCCACCTCCACCAGATTGTCTAGTATCAGAAGGTGTTCCAAAACTATCTAAGCCTCCACCACCAGCACCCGCTACTACTAAATAATCAACAGTGCCTTCTGCTGGTGCTTTTGATACGATAAAACTTCCCGGACCTGTAAATGTATGAATTTTAAAATTACCACAAATAGTTTCTGTTCCACCAGTTGCTACAATAAAACTTGCACCTCCTCCAAATCCAAATCCTTTTGCTGAGGCTCCTCCGCGTGTAGATTGTAAAGGCATTCTTTCTTCTCCTTATTTAAATTGTGTTTGCGATGCTAATATTGTGTAAGTTGATGCAGCTGTTTTGATTGCTGTGTAAGTGTAGACATCATTAGATGAAGCGTTTCCAGTTGTTGGAGCCGAGCCACCTTGCCAAACAACTGTA